GCATTACTTCCTTCTTCGTAATATCCGTAACCATCAAAAGCATAGTAATTAGTTGTATCAATTAAACTTTCTGTTGCTCCTATTGTTTTATACCTCTTAACTCGAACCTGTGCAAACTGATTAGTGTTCAAGTAGTCGCTATCATAAGCACTTACAACATCGTTAAAAGTCATAAACTCTCGGATGTATGGACTTATGTCATAGGTTGTACTAGGCTTATTTGAACTAGGAATTAGTTTACTCATTGTATAACTAGGAGATATCGGTAAAGTTCCATCACCACCAACAATAAATAATTCTAACTTCGTAGATACTTGGCTAGTTTCGTTTATCTCGATAATATAAGGACTTCTAGTATATATATTTGTCATTTCTTAGTGTCTATTGTATCAGTAAAAATTTTCGTTATATCCAATCCGTATGCTTCTATTAACTCGTTAGGTAGTGTTTTGTAACCCTTCTCAAAAGGTTTAGTAAAAAATAAACTTGGCTTAATTCCATTCTTAAATATACTGTTAGCAATAGCAAATTTTAAACTTTGCCTATTCATTAACCTACCTTTGTCATCTCTTGGTGCTATGCCTTTTTTAACTATCCACTTATCTAGACTTTTAGTCGGTGGCATCTTATCTCTATAAGTGTAAGGTGTGTTATATTTTTTAAACTTCCCACTTACTCCCTTATCTTGAAACTCTCCATAGTCTAGCATCTCAAAGTATAAACTAATCGAATTTGGGTTGGCTTTACTAACACCCTTAATACTGTCGTAAAGTCGTTTAGATGTGTTCTTTTTAGACTTTGTTAGATTGCTTTTAGCTTGCTGAACAACATATTTTTTAAACCTGTCCAACTCCTTTTGAACCTCTTTTCTTTCTAACATATAGACATTCCATTTGGCACTTCAATGTCCATAGTCAAAGTCCATCCAGCAACCGCATCCTCGAACCTATCCATAAAAGGTTCTAAACTAGACGAAGTAAGCTGGTATAAATCCGTAAACAAATCTCCTCTTTGCAACCTTGCTACTACTCTAAGAAGTAAACTTTGCATATCATTTAGCACGTCATCCTCATTATCATTACCTATAAACAAATCAGTCGTATCTTCTTTTGAAATATCCACTATATCCATAGCAAGAATAGAAACATTGTAAGTTAAACTGCTTCCGTTCGGAGTACATGAGTTTATCATTAAATGGCTTAAAGGGTACATATCTTGCTTAGCGTTCATTACTCTATCAATAGTACCTTTTGTAACTGTATTGCAAAATGGTTCGTCTAGCAAAGCTTCTTTTAGTTTGGTTGTTATGTCGTAGTATCTTATCATTTATTTCTTTTTTTAGCTTGGTTTATTTCTATTTTAGTTTTTTCGCTTTCAAATGTTAACAATGTTAATGACTTAAAAAGTTCCTGTTGACCAACCTCATCAAACTTGGTAACGTCTCCTTTAGCGAGTGTATATAAGCATTGATACCATCCCCACTTTCTTCCGAATTGGTACTCTTCTGAATACTCATTTTGTTCATTTCCTCCTCCAAAAAATGTGGAAAAACTTTTAATAGTTCGCTCCCTAAATGATAAAAAAAAACCAATGCTGGTAGCACTATGTCTAAAGTTAAATTATTCATCATCTCAAAATATTCCTCCTTGGCTTCGTATGGTTCTATTTTATACTTGTCCTTGTACTTTTCTGTTATGGGTCGATACATTATACCCATTAACACATTATAGTTGCTTACATCACTTATATGGCTGTCTATGTCCATGTATTCGGCGTTTGTAATCTTATCTAAATTAGGAATGAATCCAAAATCAACACCACCTAAAGTAAACCTATTTTTGAAAGGCTCTTTGCGTTCAAATAACTTATTAAAATGTAGTTCCAGGTCGTCCAAATCTTTCAAAGAAATTTTCGCAACATCTTTTAGATCTATATTGCAAAAACATTCTACCATTTTTTGATTAATGAACTCGGCATCATTAGAGCCTTTTACAACATTCATAAAGCGTATGTAATCTTTTAACTTAATTTCGCTTAACTCTGTTGGTATATTCAATTTTACTTTCATATATATATTAACTATTTTCTTACAAAATGTTATACTTACCTTTATTTGGATTTGACAATTGATAGGTTACTGCATAACGTAAAGCATCCAAAGCGTGATCAAATTTACTAATAGGTGTTTCGCTTTTCTTTTCTAACCATGAGTAATTATTTAACTCTTTAATCAAATCGGTACTATCCTCATCTATTATCAAATCGTAATCTCTTATTAATTCTATACCCTCAATGATTTTATACTTTACACAAGGGACAATGTTCAACCCTTTAGCCTTAACTTCTGATATTAATCTAGGCTCTGCATTATCTGCTATTATTAATCTATCTTTTGCATACCTTTTGTTAAGTTGAGCTATTTGTGACGTGGTTAATTCAGGCTTGTAAATGTGGAGTTTTGCGTAAATAACTCTCCTATCTTTATCAATGTAGGTTTCAACTAATGTAGTAGGGTCTTTACTAAATCCAAAATCTTGTCCAAAAATAGTATCTTCACTATCAATAAACTTTCCTACTTTCCAGTTAGTAAATATAACACCCTCTGCTTTGTTTAACCAACCTCCCATAATTGCATGGTTATACTTTTCAGGTCTTCTCTTCTTAGTGTCTTCAACCTGCTTAATAAATGATTCAGATAAATTATCTAAGTTATCTAAGTATGTCGTATGAATGTAAGTAGTATCTTCTTTAGTAGTACTTACGCCAGCCTCCACTCCTTTAGCCTCAAAGAATTTCTTATAAATAAAATGTTCTTTTGTAGCTGGATTTAAAATTAGTATAACTCTATTCTGTTGTTGTTGTGAACGTATAGACAAATCAATTTTATCAAACACATCTTCGTCTACTAATTCCTCTGCTTCATCTAGTACCCAGGTAGTAACACCACTCAAAGATTTTAAAGATGCAGTTTGTGTTCCTGAAGAGGTTTTGATACCTTTAAATAATATCTTACTCCCAGTTTTAGTATTGATTATTTCATCTTTAGTTATGTGAAAATCCTCATGCCTTTCAATAGCTTCAATCTTTTCTAAAAACTCAGGAATAATTGAAATATGAGCAGATGTTAACGTATACCTAGTAAACAAAATAACGTGTTCTGTTTCATAGGTAAGCATCAATAAAAACATTGTGACACTAAAAGACTTTCCTGAACCTCTTCCACCTGTTATAACATAGTAACGAGAATCAGAATCAAATAAAGGTGTGTACTTTTTATTTAAGTCTAACAATATCTTTTATGTTAAAGTCGTTAATGTTATGAGTTGTTTCGATAGTTTCTTTTGGTTTACCTAAATAATACTCTAAGAATAGCTTAATAGCGTTAACATCTTGCTTCTCTATTGCTTTAGTCTTTAAAGTTTTAATAACCTCCACAACCTCTTCAGGAGTGGCTGCTAAGTCTAACAACTCTTTATACTCATTCTTTCTTTTGTCAGCTCCTTTTGCTTTAGTGGAGTGTCCTCCGTTTAGTTTTCTTTTATCTGTCATAATTAATAGAAATTAATATTTAATTATTGTAGAACTCCAAAAAAGACTTGTAATACATCTTACAGTTAGCATCTAAATAAATTTTAGCTTGGTAGTACTCTACTATCTCAGTTACTTTCATAATTATTTACTAATTTTTTAAGGTCATTATAAATGTCTAGTAAGCATGAACTACAAGAAGTGTATTCAACTGGCTTGTTTGTGAATACTCTTGCGTGTATCTCTTGCATTCTTTTGGATGCTGACACCTTTTTAGTCGCTTCTAGTAAACTATCTTTAAGCCATAGGTACTCATCTTCATTTAAGCATTTAGGCTTCTTGTATCTAAATAATTTGTTTAGTTTCTCTTTACGTTCATCGCAACCACAATCCTCTCCAGCTATAAATTTAACAACCTTATCAATTCCTGTTGCCTTTAACACATTTTCTACACTATCTCCTAAACCTTTAGCTTTTGGTTTACGCTTCCTTGTTTGTTTTGGTTTACTTTCCATATCCATACTCTTTACTAAATTCCATTAAATCATTTCTTAAAATTGAATTCTCTTTTTTAAGTTTTTCGTTTTCTTCTATGGTCTTATTAAGTTCTTCGTACATTTCTTTAAAGCTGCTACTTCTTCTTTCAAATTCATTCTCTAATATTTCAAGTATTCTTTTCATAAATCTAATGTTAATTGTTCTTTTTGTATCTCGTATTTCTTTAGTAGCTCGTAATCTTCATTCTTGTAATCTTCGTAATCTTCTTTCAACTCTTCCTTTATCAATTCTTTTGTTTTTTTAAGACTATCAAAAATAGTTCTTCTACCGATGTTTGTTTCGTCGGCTAATTTTCTGATACTTGTTTTTTCTTTAGAGTAAATTTCAAACAGTTTTGAATCAAAGTAGTGTAAGTTGTTTACTATATTTTTCGCTTTTTGTTCAATCAAGTTGTACGCTTCCTCTTCTTGGATGTCATCATT